GCTTTTCTTATCAACTTGAATCCAAGTGCTCCTGTTCAAACGTATACAACAGGTTCTTATGCCGATCTAAAGGTACGTATCGAGAACAACGGTCAAGCAGGGGATTATACGACAAAAGATTTCTATATTTATGAAGGAAATATTACAAACCCTGTATTTAAACCCTATGAAGGAGTTATGAAACCTGCTATACTCTACCCGAAAAAGAATTTACTAAAGCCTTTCACCGACAGTGATTGGATTTACAACGTTGCTACCGTAGATAAAGATGGTACTGTGTTAACAATCACATCCAGTATGGCTTATTCTAGTGGACGTATCTATATTGAGAACATTAAACCTAATACTACCTATACATTTACCATGGAAATAGAAGGTGGAATGGTTACTCCAAAGATAGAGCTGTTCGCAGACAGTAGTCTTATAAATACTCTGATGAATGCAGCGACTACAACTTCACCTTATACGTTCACATTCACCACCACTTCAAACACTAACCGTATGCGCTTGTGGTTACAGAATACAGGAAGTGGTGGGGTAATTACCTATAGGAAGGTTCAAATCTCAGCAGATTCAGCAGAAACACCATTCCAGCCTTATGAATTAACTACAATGAAACCGCTATAGGAGGTGCTATAAATGACAGGATTAAACAGAATTAGATCAAGAATGTTGGAGGACTTAGGCGGTATCAATATTGATACTGGCGCTGTTGAGAACTATCAAGAGTGGGAAGCAACGGAAGGTCAGACCAACTTTGTCATCACCAACGGTAACTATAAAGTTGGCTCCAAAACACTAGAGGTTGTGGTGGATAGCATCCCTCAACCGCCTAGTGTTATTACAGAAGTAACAGAGACAGAATTTGCCCTAGATGAAGGTGTCCCAGCTGGGACTCCTGTATTCGCTAGATGGATGGAATTCACACTACCTGCAGGTTCAGTTCATAAAGACAGTCATTACGCAGGTGGATATGATGAGCTTGATTTAACAAAAATGGCGAACTGGGCTAGCATGGTTACTCAGCCAATCGGTGCTCTACAGACTGACATGACAGATGTAAAAGCAGGTAAGTATGGTGGCTCAGTTAAAGAGTCTGTTGCTACAACGCAAGGACGCTTTTGGCAGACATCTATCGAGCAGCTAAACGCTACAATCGGTGGAAACAAATACCAATTGAAGGAAATTCCTACTACATTTAAGAAGAACATCGTACTAATAGGGTCGTCATCGGCTCAGGGTAACGGGGTAGCTGACTACAATACAACGTCATTTTGGGCTTTACTACGAGACAAGCTGACACCTAAAGGCTACAACGTGATTAACCGTGGGTTCTCTGCAGATGATACGAGCGATGGCTTAGGTCGTTTTTATCGAGATGTTATCACAGCAAACCCTGATTACGTTATCCTAGCTTTCACTATCGGAAATGAAGGGTTGACAGGTTCAACCGTCTCAATGACTGATAAAATAGCAAAATACAATCAATTCAAGAATAATATTTTGAAAATGTGCTATATGACGAAGCAGTTCGGTGCGGTGCCAATCGTTATGACTCAGGCTCCAACAAAGAACTTTACGCTGCAGGATTACAAATTTGCTCAAAAGCTTAACTCAGAGCTGGAAGCAATGGGTATTCACGCAGTAGATTGGAGTGGAGCAGTCGATGCCATGACAGGTGATGGGCAACCAATCCTGAGTATCATGTATGACAACGTTCACTATAAGGAAGCAGCTCATAAAGAAATTGCAAATGCTTTCCCTCCAACGCTGTTTGACCGTGCTGGGTTCGAGTCCGGGTCTTATTTAAAGACTCAGGTGGGATGTGTTGCTACTAATACCCCAGTTACTCAAAACCCGATCTACTACAATATCACGGACATTACTACATTTTCAGCGTTTATGAGATTCAAAAAGTTGACTCCTGAGTTAGCTACGTTGATGAGTTTCACGAATACATTCCGTATGTTCTTGGATGCGAATGGTTACATCATCTTCTCTGATGGCGTAAACGGAAACATCACAGCTGTTAATGATAAGAACTACGCTGACTATGAGTGGCATTCAGTAGGTATCACATACTCACCAATTGACAATAAAGTTCGCATTTACACTGAGGGCGTTCTTCGATACACAGGAACATGTTCCCCAGTTATCCCGAACAAATGGACAATTGGTGGACGTACAAGCAGTGATTTTACACTAAAAGGTGCATTTGTTAAGGATATGGCTCTATGGAGAACACGTATGACGGATGACCGTATGATGACGGTTAACCAAGGTACATTCTTCCAAACAAGCTTAGAAATTTATTCCCCAGGTCACGATAAAAACCTAGCACCGGGAGTGGCATTAACAAACTTAGCACCAACTACAGTTAATTTACAGGTTGGAGAACTAGAAACAGCGTTAACATCTCCAGCTAATCCATCGTTGTAAGGAGTGAGATCATGAAAAGACCTAGTAATTTTATGGTTGGTAGAGATATTGCAACCGACTCAAACGGATTTTGGACACCGCCTACTCAACCTAAGTTAGATTGGGGAATGAATGGTGTCCCAGTTTCAAAAGACCCTGAGGGAGTTATCAATGCTCTTTACGAACCATTAAGAGCTAAGGAACCTGAGTATATGACTCGTGTGCTAGTAGGTCAGTCAACACCGACTGACCAACCTGCAACACTTGATACAGGGGTTTATAACATCTACCGCTATAAATTGGAGCCTCCAAACTATAGCAAAACCATGATTTTTAGTGCTGGAACACACGGAAATGAGTACACAGCTTTCTTCGCATTGTGGAGATTTATCTACCATTTAATTAATGATTGGAGAAAGTATCCTCAGTTACGATACATCAGACAGAATGTAAGAATTATCTTGCTTCCAATGAACAATCCATGGGGATTCAAGAACAACAAACGTCAAAATGCTAGATTAGTTGACCCTAACCGTAACACGGATTACTTATGGAATTACGTCACTAGCTCTAGATACCAACCCGGAGGCACTAACTACAAGGGAACTGCTCCTTTTTCAGAGAATGAAGTACAGTATTACAAGCAAGCGGTTGACACGTATAGTGATGCCCTAGCTGCTATCGATCTACACACAATTATCTCAGTTGCAGCAGAGCACATTGTCTACACGCCACGATATATCTCTCAGCATCGTGAAATCTATGACGATACAATCGATTGGCTAAACAGAGCTGGACATCGAATGGTGAATGGTTCTGCAGCTGTACCAACACTTTACTGCTATGCGGCTAACACTTACGGCATGACAGCTAGTAACCCTGAGTGGTACAACGGTTTATGGTCATCTGAGGTACGAGGCAGTCTTGAAATGACTGAGGCAGTCAAATACTTCGGTAACATTTTTATTAAAGCATGTAAGTTAACTGGACGAGCACAAGCAATGAATGACAGCTCTAAGTTCTATAAGGTGCTGATGTACGATAAAGGTACAACACCAACGCCTATCACAGTAACCAATACAGCATTTACAAACTTTGACCATATGATTTACCAATACACTCCACGTAGATATGGTTCATTTAAAGTAAAAGTGAAGCTTAAATTCACAATATCTGCCCCAGCTACGGTATCTTTTAACCCTGTATTGTATCAGTCATATCATCCTGAAATGAGCTGGACAGCTACAAAGGATGCAGATACTTTCACAGTGACAGAGACTTATGCTGCAGCAGGAACGTACAATATTGATATGTGGGCAATAATGCACTGTTTTCCTACTAACTATAATGAGACAGGTGCAGGAGAAACACAGCGTACAGCAGAAGCTAAATTCCGCTTACGTGGAAAATCTACTGCAGGTACAATCACAATCGAGCGCATGAGAGCGATTCTTGAGTACGAGCCTAATGACCGTGGACGTTTAGTGGAGCATATCAACTACACTGGACTTGAAGCAAATGCAGAAGGCAGCGACTTTGTGGTAGCTTATCCTGACCCAACGAAATATGTTGATGATTCACAAGATGATGATTAAGGAGGTGCATTATGAATAGACCTAACTTATTTATGCTAGGAGCTGACTTAATCGCACAATTGGCTGAATTTAGAGATAGAGTATTCAGTGTCAAGGTTAACAACTATGGTGCCAAAGGTGACGGTACAACAGATGACCAAAATGCCATCGTCAATGCCGTTGCCGAAGCAAAAGCTAAAGGGAAGTGGCTATACTTCCCTGATGGCACTTATGTTTCAAGTGCGAACATTCCTGATTTTCACAATGTTCCGAAGATGGGACAGGGGATTATCAAGCGTGGCACGGATTTATTCTATATCACACCTACGATGTACCAAACAAACCGCATTTATGTAAAGGCTAGTGGAGGTTCTAATACCTATGATGGACTGTCAAGTGCTCAGTCATATGGAGATATTCAGACAGCTGTTAACATCTTACCTAACTACGCTAAGCCAATGTTAGGCGGTGTATGGGAGTTTTCCCTAGCTGCAGGTACCCATTCAAAACGTGCTGCCATTGCAGAAGGGCTAAAAACATTGAATCCAATACGTTTTGTTGGAGCCGATGTAGGAGGACATCCAAACATCCCTACTACAATCATCAGTGAAGGTGCAGGAAAATCTGCTGTTGCTCTCCTAGCTAAAGGTGGAACGAACATATATGTTCAAGACGTTTTATTCACAGGATTTAACGGAAGTTCCTCTAGTTGTGGGGTTTCAGTAGCAGACTATTCACAGGTATGGACAGTGAACTGTCACTTTACAAACTGCTACTACGGTGTATCAGGTGTCCATCATACAGCAACCGATGTAAAAGGTGGAATATTTACGACATGTGGGTTCCTATCAACAGGTGGAGGAACAGGTGCAGGTGTAAGATCGCTCCAGCTCAACAACCATGAAATAGGTTTACAGAATGCAGGCAACAATGACGCAGGACCATTTTTCCGTGGATGTAACTACGGTCTGTATGCTCAGGAATTGAGCACTGGTCACTCAGATTGGTGTACGTATGAAGATTGTGCTGATGCTGTACTAGCTAGGGTAATGGCTCGTGTCAATATGGATGGAAGCTTATTCAAGCGAAATCAACGTGCAATACGAGGCGATGGAAACTCTCACTTCTATATCAGCGACAATGTACAATTTGCAACAGGTGCAGATAAAAATACTGTTCCAGTTGTCCTTAACTCAGGTGCACAAATGACATCATCACGTATCTTTGGTACACAAGATGTATCGTACAGTACAGTTGAGAGCTCGTTTGATACGATCTACGTCAATCAGTCATATAATGCTGCAGCTAACACAGTTTTCTACTCAGAAGTGTTGAATGCTCCATTCTTTGACTACACGCCTAGTTCAGTAGTTCCAATCAAGAAACTGCATTATAAGATATTTGGAACTGTCACAGGCACAACTGACCAAAAGAAAATTACAGCTAGGCTAGGTAATAACTACGCCAATGTACAGTTTACAGCAACAGAATCAGGAGCCTTCTTATGTGAGGGGTACATTTACTTTGTATCTAACACTGAACAGTTCATCAATATGAGAGGTAACACACATATTGGCTCCAACCGCTCAACAAATGCAAAAGCAACAAATAATATGTCAAGCAATGTCACATTAACACTAGAAGCCTATGTATTTAATGCTGCTGATTCTGTTAAAATTGAGGTAGTAGAGCTAAGCTGGGCAGGATAAGGAGGAGATTAGATGATACTTTCAGAAATGATTGAATTCGTTAATGGTTTGGTCGACGATGTAGCTGAAAACAGTGACTTGTTAAGATGGCTAAATGCAGGTAAAGATGATATGGCAATTGAGGTTGGGGCTAAGTTCCCTGACCTTACCCTCTCAGATATGAGTAGATCATACGCATTTGACGAAAGGTTCCATTTGGCTCCAGTTTACTACGCTGCAGCTAAGTACAAAGAATACGATACATCACTTGATGAAGCGGTAAATTTCATGAATCAGTACATTGAACTGAAAAAATCGTTCGCTCTTAAAGCGGATATTGCACCCCAGTTCAGAGAGGACTCCAATACACAGCATTTCACTGCAGTTCTAGGGCAGACTGACTTTACTATCACGAAAGAGTCGTATGACCCTAGGTATGGAGATGTAAAAGTATACGTAAATGGATTACCAACCTACGCTTTCACGACAATGGATAATACAATAACTTTACCTAGCCTTACTACAGGGGATATGGTATCATGTATTTGGGAAGAACATGCCGACATGGTAGAATCTCCTTACAATTGGTGGAAGTGGTGATGTCATGGCTAGACAGAACATAAAGCCCAACCCTTCTGAGAAGCTATTTGAAGCCTATATGGACTTCTCAGGGGGTCTTAATTCAGAAACAGCTAATGAAAACCTAAAAGATAATGAACTTCCTATCCTAGACAACGTTGACATGAACACTCGTGGCAGCGTGAGACGAAGAACTGGACGTAGAATTTTGCTCGATATGGAACAAAAAGGGCAAGGACTATTCCAGTTCTTTCGTAAAGGAAAGGGAGAGCCTGATCTAATCATCGCAGCAAACGGAAGATTGTTTGTTGTAGAAGCAGGTACAACAGATGAAAAAGAGATTGAGATGAAAGATGGCGCAAATCCATTCCAGTTTCAATCAGACCTACCTGTTGAAGCAGCTATGATGGGTGATAAAATGTACATTGCAACAGGTACAAAGCTCATTGAACTGTCATATGTAGACGGTGACGATGAAGACACTGAACCTGACCAATGGAAATGTAATACGGTCGTTCCTTACGTACCTACTACGATGGAGGCAATTTACGTTGGGACAAATTCTCTAGCTCCTGACCCTGCAAACTACATTTCTGACAAAACTGGGGGAGTAAATGACCCATTGAAAGTAGATGGAATTAAAGCTCTCAAACCTACGGGTACCTTAGATGTAACGAATACATTCGTTGCCTATACTACAAAACCTAGCGGAATGAACCTACAGTTTAAGTGGGAGGTAAAATCTCCACAGGATATGGCATGGATTGTAGCTAAGGACTGGACAGATGACCCTGCTGGAAAAACTCTTGATTATAAGTTCCTTTATGAAGAAACATGGACGATTAAAGTGACAGCTAGAGATAAAGCTGTTCCAGCTACCACAGCAACTTATCAGATTTCGAACTATAAAGTAAATGCAACCGAAGATAAGGAAGCAAATAAGTCAGCTAACCCAAAAGGCATCCAAACGTGTCGAAAAATCATAAATCACTGGGATAGGTTAATTTTGGCAGGTGATTCTGAGAACCCTTCACAAATCTACGTCTCAGATTTGTCTGCACCGGCTTATTTTCCAGCTACCAATGTCATTATATTCGACGGTGGAAAAAAGGAACCTGTGACCTCTCTCGTGC